TGTTTTGTAGTTGTATTTTTTTATTTTCACTTTTAGATTTTAACCTTGCCTCGAGGTACTTCCAAATTGATGCCGATCCTAAAACGCCAATAATTGTAACTATTATTTGTATGTAATTATCCATTTCGTTCAATTTTTTCTTTAAATACTCGAATCGTGTTCCAAAATGCGAACATCAATATAATACACCAACCTATCCGGCTACCTTCCATTAAACCCGCTAAACACAGATTAATAACTGTCATTACTGCAATTATAGATGCTATTTGTACAGCGATTAAGCGATACTTTAGCCTTCCGTTATATAATACCGCCCATAGTTGAAATAAACCGCTTAAAACACCTCCTAAAATGAAAACGGGGTTTGGATTGTGAAATTCAACTATCATAGCTGAAGGCAAAGCCACAACGTGACAAAATGCAATCAGTACTTCGTTTGGTTCCGAATCTGAATACCAGAATAAATCTTTAACCTTTTGCCACCCCTTTAATTTCATAATTTAAAAAGTTAGTATTGTTATTAAAAAGTTGTTTATTTTCAAGGTTCCGTTTCCGCTTGATCTAAATTGAATTTTTGCTCCTGAAGTTTCAATATTTGAATCTTTATAAAATTGCATTGTATCAACAAAATGATGCGCACCATGTACAGAACCTAAATCGCCATGTAGAAAATGCAATTCTTTTTGTATGTCAGGAAAATAAATCCTTGCGTCAATATGTTGGTTTGACGATCCGGCAGTATATTCGAAATCTGTTCTTATAAGAATTATTTTACCGTTTGGAACTTCATTAACTAAAACCGAATTGTTGGCGCTATTCCATAAGTTGCCCGTAACATATCCAGGTTTGTAGGTTGTTAGTGTTCCACTTCCAAGACTGTCGTTTGTTAGATCTGTCCAAGTTTCTGAAGTAATTACAACAGGCGTTGTTTCAGTTAATTGATCTTCATAAAAAGCAAATCCGCCCTTGTCATCATACAAAGAATTTACAGAAGTTTTTATTTCGTTTACGTTTGCCGCTGTAACTTTGTTAATTTCAGGCAATTCTGAAATTTGATTGTCAATTTTTGATTGAAAATTTATTTTAGCCATTTTTTTTGATTTTAAGATTGTAAATCGTTTTGCAATTCAATTTGTAAACCGCCAACAGAATCAATTTGTTGTATTTTATTGGACAATTCTATTATTGCCCTGTAATAAGTAAAGTCTTTTAAATCTTCTTCTAAATACTTTACTCCTTCGTTTTGACTTGTATAAATGTTAAAACCGTTGGCGCTTAAATCAATATAATTTTGTGATCGTGTTCTTAACTGCTGTAAACATTGCGAAACCATTAAATTACAATCCAATTCGCCCCCGTCATCACTTGAAAACCTTGTAACGCATTCAATACGTGTTAACGTTTCCATATTGTACGAAGTTTGGTTTTGATCTGTTTCGTCGTTTGAAACGGAATAAACTCTAATAAACGGATAATTTGCGTTAGTTGGAACACGTCCATAAATAGGAACCGAAACGCCATTTATTAAAACGTTTCCTGATAATTTTTCAATGATTCCTTTTCTTAAATAGTGTATTGCCTCTAACATTATTTTATTGATTTTTTTATTCGTTCGTTTAATCTAATTAGTAAATTTTTCAAACCAATTCTTGCGCTGTTATAAAAAAAAGGTCTTGCCGGTAAATTAACCTCCTTAATTCCTTTGCCTTTAAATTGTGCGGCGTAGCTTTCCGGAATACCTAATTCAGTTAAATCAGTTAAATCAACATAACGCCCCGTTCCAAATTCAACATAAGGCGCATATTTTGCACCCGCAACAATTGAAGCGTTTTTGTTTTGTACTTCAGATCTTATCGACTGTTTTAACGCCCCTTTATCAACAACAACATTCTTTTGCGCCATTCGAACAATATCAAGTGCAGTTGTTCCAAGTTCTTTGGAAAACCCTCGTTTGTCTAATTGGCGTAAATTTTTAAGTTTTTTATTTAAACTTCGCAAATCAGTACTATTTATTTTAACGTAATTGGTTTGCATTTATCTTTATTCTGTTTTTGTTGCTTTTAGTTTTACATAAAAATCAAGATTCAATTCGAACTTTTCGTTTATTCTATATTTTTGAGTTCCGCCTTCAATTGTAAATATATCGCCTATTTGAATTAAATCTGCGGTATTCTTACGCATTATAATTTCAATTTGAACGTCTTGTTCACGTTTTCCAAATTTCTCGTTTATTTCGCCGCTAATCTCTTTTAAATTACACCAAACAGTTGCGATCTCAGAAGTCGTTGAATTAAAACCTCCAAAACTGTCAGAAACTTTTACTAAACGTTTTATACTTATTTTTGAATTTAATTTTCCGGCGTCAATCATATAAACATTGCTTTATAAGACGTTAATATTTTTATTGTCGAAGTTGGTATTTCTGAAAAATTACCTTCCATAAAATTAGCCCTATTGTCGTAATACGTTGAAATTAATTGTAACATTGCTTGCTTTACAAGTTCGTCGTTAATTCCTTCCGTTACATAAGTAATTTTAACTTTTTCCGCTGAACCTTGATCCAATTCAATACTTTCATTATTTAAACCTAAAATTTCATAGTTTGCTGTGATGGTTCCGTCAATTGAAACTTGTTCAATACTTGATACCGGCGCAAATGGAATGTCAAAAATTCCGTTGGTCCTGTCTAAATAATACGTTCTATTTTTTGAAATTATATCTCTTGATATGTAGTTTTCGCACCAAATACGTGCCTGTATAATCATTTTTGAAATCAGATTGTCATCTGAAGCCGTATCAATACGAACGTAATCTTTAACGTCTTGCGCAGTCAAAATTTCGTTTCCTTCTTGTGAATTTATTTTAATTTGTCGCATCGTTTTTGATTTCTAAAATTTCAGTTTTTAATTCTTTTGTTTCGAATTTAGATTTATTCACTTTTTTTGCTAAACCTTTTTTTATCCAAACTTTAGCAATTTTGTTTTCTAACTCTAAAATTTCGCCTTCATTTAATCTTTTGCCGTTTCTTAAAATTGACTGTTTCAGTTTTAGTTTCATAATCTAAAATATTTTTGTAAAGATAAAAAAAAAGCACCACATTAATTTGCGGCGCTTTTTTAGCTTGAAAACAATAATAAAAAATTATAACAATGCAAAGTTATTAAAATTTTTTGAATATTTTTTAAGTGAAGGCGTAAAACATTTTAAATCACCTTCATTTTTTACAATAAAAAACCCCTCGAATTTTTTAGAATAAAACGCAAAAAAATCAATGTCTTTTTTTTTATAGTATTTATTACTACCGTTTTTTACCATTATTTGGTTTTTAGTTCTTTTGCTTTCGTCGATTGCTTTTATTTGTATTTTTTGAAGTCCTTTTTCTGATTCAACAATACAGTCATAAACCGAAGTATTTAACAAAGGGAAAGAAACATGTAAACCGTTTTCCATTGCCTTAACTGAAAATAAATATTCGGCAAAACATCCAAATTCTGAATTGTTCATTTAATAAAAGTAAACAAAAAAAACCAAACGCCTAAACGAATGGTTTTTGTGATAAAAAAATAAAATTAAATTTACTTAAAGATAATCAGCCCTTCGGCAAGTTTCAGAACAATACCCTTCGTGATCCTGTGGCTTTCCGCAAAGATCACATTCAAATTCGTTTTCTTTTAAGTAGTTGTGTAAATCGTCGTCAAATACTTCTGCTGTCATTTTTGTTTGTTTTTAGTTTTTACCTATCTATTGTTTGCTTTAATGATTCTTTTTGCGCCTGTTCTAAATATTCAATTTCTCGTTGTAAATAGTCAATTGCTTTTCGCAGGTCTTTTAATTCATTATCTTTTTTTCCGGATCGTGCAATGTATTTCATTGCGTTACCCTTGTTAAAATTAAGGGCGTAATCCTTACACACGTCTATAATGTCGTACCCTTTCCCGTTCTCGTAATGTAGTTGTGTTGATCTCATTTTTTTAAATTATAATTCTCTTAAATATTCTCTAATTCTTGACTGACTTAAATCAAGTATAAAAGCAATATCTTTTACAGATACATCATACTTTAATCTTAATAAATTTGCTTTGTTCGCCTTGATTTGCGTATCTTCTTTTACTATCTTACTATACTCGTTTTTTTTTGAGTTCCAATTTACACCCTTCATTTTATTCTGCTTTTACTTTTATATCTCCATTCCTGTAATGCTCACAGATCAACCCTGTTGGCAGTTTTACAACCTTGTAAGGTATTGTATTATTTCTTTCTTTAAACTGTCTTAAAAGCCTTTTAATTGTTTTCATAATATTTATTTTTGTTTGTTTACGTCTTATTGACACTTCAAAAGTAATACCTTTTTTCGAATTAAAAAAATATTTTCAGTTTTTTTTAAAGTTTTTTTTTATTTATTTTATAACTACTTGAAAATCAAGCATAAAAAAAAGGCTTGTAAATTAATACAAACCTTTCTTTTTTTAGCTTTTAAACTAATTAAGCAGTTTCTAAAGCTGCTTTTGCAGTTGTGAAATCTCCTGTAACGAACGCCTTAGGTAAGTAGTTAGTTAAAGCAACTCTTTCAGAAACTCTAACAGTTACAAAACCATCACGTACATTTGTTCCGTCTTCTCTAAAGAACTCAACGTTTACACCATCACGAACCCAAAGTTGTGTACCAACTCCAAAGTTTCCGATCAAGAAATCACCCGCAGCAATTGCAGTGTTTAAAATAACTTTTACGCCCATAAAAACAGGTTGTAAACCGTTATATACTTGATCTTTTAAATAGTTGTTTTGAGTATCTTTTAACAACAATATTTTGTGAAAGTCAGAAGGATTTAAAACAATTGAATCAGCGTTATAGTTAGATAATGCTAACTGATTTAATGCTGCAACAATTACGTCAAATTCGTTTGCGCTTTCTACTGTACCCGCTAAATCTCCCGCAGCGAATGCAGTTGAATCAGTAATAATACCGCTTAAGTTAGGCGCTGTACCGTTACCGCTTAAAATTTGAGTATCTTCAACTTCTAAAAGTTTTTCTGGCGCTCTTGCTGACAAATAACTTGTCAATTGTGGCGTATCAGCTAACATTTCTTCAGAAATTCTGAAGTAAGTTCCAATTTTACGTACGTTAGCGTCCGCAGCAGTCATGTCAAAATCAGATTGACCTAATCCTGAACCTTCACCAGTTGCACCAGCTCCGTTAGTATAGTCGCTTTCTTTTACATATCTAACAACGTCAGATTGAGTTGATCCTTGCGCTAATAATTCTCTAATGTGAACTGGTCTTGTTGGATCAAATTTGTACCCTGGAACTCTATCAGCAGGAATAACCTCTCCGGTAAAGTTTGCGCCAATAGTCATATCAGCCTTAACCTCAAAAGATGCACTTCTTGAATGTCCTTTTGCTAAACCTTCAATTGCTCCACCTTGTAAAGCCTCGTTTAATGCACTTTTAAAAGACATTTTTTTCTTTGCGCTGAATTGTTTTTTGTTAGCTACTTCCATAGCGTCCAAACGCTCATTTAATTTTGTTGCCATTTCTGAAATTTCAGATTTTGCAACGCTGTTTGATTTTTCGATTTTTGAATCAATAGCTTCATTGAATTGATCCAATTGGTTTTTTAAATTTTCGTCCATTTTTTAGTTTTTTAACGAATTAATTAA